GCGTGCACATCCCGACGTTCGCCCTGGACATCCCGAGCGACGGCAAGGTCACCGTGACCTTCGGCACCGCCTGCCTGGACTACACCGACAGCGACGCGCCGATCGTGCTCGCGCCGGCGGCCCCGACTTCCACCCCGTTCATGTCGAACGGCAACGTCGGTACGCTCCTGGTCGACGGTGTGTCGCTGGAAGGTCAGGCCTGTGTCTCGGCCATGACCGTCAGCCTGGACAACGGCCTGCAGGCTCAGCGCTGCATCGGCACCGACAAGATGGGCCCGGGTGCGCAGATCGCCACCGAGGCGGCCATCACCGGCACCATTACGCTGGCCTGGTCTGCCAAGGCCTGGTCGATCTGGAAGAACACCTTCACCCGCAAAACGATTGCGGTCGAGTTCCCGATCACCGACAGCGTCGGCAACAAGTACACCTTCAGTTTCCCGGCGGTGGAAGTCGACGGCGAGCTGCCGAACGGCGGCAAAAAGGATCTGATCGAGCTGACGCTGAACTACACCGTGGCCAAGCAGGCACCGACCATCACTCGCGCGCCATACGTAGCACCGACCAGCGTCACCGTGGCTCCAGGCACCGCGACCATTGCCGTGGCTGGCACTCAGCAGCTGACCGCGACAGTAGCACCGGCCGGCGCTCCGCAAGGCGTCAACTGGACCAGCGGCTCGCCAAGCAAGGCGACGGTCAGCTCGACTGGTCTGGTCACCGGCGTGGCATCCGGCTCGGCGATCATCACCGCCACCAGCAAGTACGACGGTACGAAGCTCGGCACCGCGACCATCACCGTCTCGTAACACCGATTTGCCCCTTGACTGCCCCGGCACCAACGCCAGCCGGGGCGGTCCTTTTTGGCGTGGCGTGAGGATTTACCATGGCTTTGCGATTGACCAAGAAAGACCAGAACACCTCGGACACCAAGTGGGTCGACTACGACGCCGACACCAAGGTGCTGCTGGCACGAATTGATAACCCCGAATACGCGGTCGCCCTCGAGCGCGAACGCCGCAAGCTGCGCAATGCTGACGCCCAGTTCGGCATCGGTGTCGTGGGTGTGATCGACGGCGAGACGACCGAGCATCAGACCCAGTGCAGGCTGTTGAGCCAGTTCATCGTCAAGGACTGGTCCGGCGTGCAAGATGCGGACGGCAACCCTCTGGCGTACAGCGCCGACGCTGCCGAGCAAATTCTCGATGCCAACCTCGAATTCTTCCTGTTCGTCCTGCGCGAGTCGTCGACATCGGCCGTGGAGGCGCAAAAGGCCCTGGCCGAGACCGTGGGAAAGTCGTTGCCCGCTTCGAGTGGGAGCGCGAGTGGGGCGGAGACACCGAAAAGCGGCGACTGATCTACCAGCGCCTCAATATGGCGGTGCCGGATGAGCCGGAAACGGACCCGATGACCAACTATCTGCTGAGCACGTTCCGCAACATCACCCGCGGCCGCCGGTTCATCTCGTCGGCGGCCGGTGCTTTCCCTCTGCCATTGTCGGCCCGGGAAATCTCGGATTGGCTGGAGGCGTACCCGCCGGCCATGCCGCGCAGCGAGATTGACGAAGTGGTCTATACCCTCGATGCGCTATGCCTCAAGGCGGAAGAGGATGAATGAACCTGCCGCGCGTGGTGCTATATTGCCCGCATCACGCAAGGGAGAAACGGAATGTTCAGGATTGCAGCGGTAGTGTTGGTGCTGGCTACTTTGGGCGGGTGCGCCTCTGGCATCCAAAACTTGTACAAGTATGGCCAGCCAGGGCTTGACGGCAATTACCTCAAGTCGTTCGAGGTAAGCGGCTCAGGTCCGGCAGCGCCGGGGAAGATGGCTGCGTGCGCAGCAGGTGCCGTCAGAAATGACCCGGTATCGCTCAGCGACTCATCGAAAACCTTCCTTGGCGCGCACACCGGCAACTATTACCAGGCCGGAACCAACCGCGAAGTCGGTGGCGGCGGCGCCATTCAGTACGTGGCGCCTGATGAGTCCAGCATCGTGGCAAAGGGCGAAACCGGCTACACCAGCGCCATGGTCTCGCGATCCGTGCGCTACACCGTAACGATCAAGAGCTCTGGTCCTGAGCGGAAATACCTGTTCGCCGGAATTCAGCAGGCGCAACTCGATACCGGGTCCATGGTCAACGCGGGCTACAGTCCCGTGCACGTGATGATGGGCGGCGGCTCCGAGGATGTCGCGCGCTCGCTGAGCGCTGTTGCCGAAGAGATAGAGACCTGCATTCGATAAGGTCAACACATTACCAAGACCCGCTCCGGCGGGTTTTTTTATACCTGGAGAAAAGGCAATGGCCCAAACATCCCGCCTCGTCATTGAGCTGGACAGCCGAGACGCCGAGAAAAAGGCGGAAGATGTTCGCGATGCGCTAGGGGCACTGGAAGATGCAGGGCTGCGCATCAAGCCTGCCATGGATAAGGCCAGCGACGGTCTCGACAAGCTGACGGACGCCGGGAAAGGCGCCGAGACCTCAGCAGGTCGCACCGGTAAAGCCTGGTCAGAAGCCGTGGGTGGCATCAGTCGCGACACTCAGCTGATCGTCAAAGAGCTGCAGGCACTCAACGCCAAGCAGGACGCAACCGCCAAGGCCATGGAGTCGGTAGGCCGGTCTATCTCCGGCGCATCCAGTTCGTTCACTGCGGCCGCCTCGTCGCTGTCGACGTACCGTGCGCAGACTGATACGGCCGCGCAAGCCCAGGAAAAGCTGGCTGTCGAGACGAAAAAGGCAGCCAAGTCAGTCGACGATGAGCGAATCGAACTTGAGCAGCTGCTCGGTCAAATCGACCCGGTTGTTCGCCGGCTCGGCGATCTGGACAAGCAGGAGCAGGCTCTCGCCAAGCACCGCAAGGAAGGCAAGCTCGACAAGGACACGTTCGACGAATACCAGGCCAAGATCACGGCGACCCGAAACGGCCTGACTGGATTCAACGCCGACCTGAACAAAACCGGCATCTCCGCCAAGCAGACAGCAGCAGCCCTGCGCGGCGTGCCGGCGCAATTTACTGACATCGCCACGTCGCTCCAGGGCGGACAGGCCCCGCTGACCGTGCTGCTGCAGCAAGGCGGCCAACTCAAGGATATGTTCGGCGGCGTAGGTCCGGCAGCCAAGGCGCTGGGCGGGTACGTCGCCGGCCTGATCAATCCATTCACCCTGGCCGGTGCCGCCGTGGCGGCCTTCACCTTGGCTGCCTACAAGGGCTACGAGCAGGCCGAGCAGTACCGGAAAGCGCTCACCCTGACCGGCGGGGCGGCAGGGCGGACGGCTGACGACCTGATCGCGATGTCTAACGCCCTTGCAGGCGGACGTAACTTTGAAGAAGCCAGCCAGGCTGTTTTGGCGCTGGCCGAAAATGGCCGCCTGACCGGCGAAGCGTTCACCGAAGTGGCGCGCGCGGCGACTGAAATGTCCGTGGCCACCGGCAAGAGCGCCGGCGAGATCGCTGACCAGTTGTCGAGCACCAAGGGCAGCGTCACCGATCTGGCGGCTGAGTACAGCGACAAATACGGCGTCATCACTCAGGCCGTATTCGACCAGGTCCGCTCGCTGGAGCAGCAAGGCGACAAAATGGAAGCCGTGCGGGTGCTGGCCGGCGCCGTGGCTGACGAGATGGGCAAGCGCAACACCGAGATGGTCGAATCCACGCGCGGCCTGGCCAAGGCTTGGGATGGCGTCAAGACCAGTATTTCCGGGGCCTGGAACGAACTGAAAGCCGGACTGTCGGCCAGCCCCGAGATGTTCAAGCTGCAGCATTTGCAGGGTCAGTTGCAGGATGCACAGGAGCTTGGCGACAAGGCCCTGATTGCCGGCCTGGAGAAACAGGTAGCACTGGCCCAGCAAGTGGTCGACGCCAAGACTCAGGCTGCTGAGAAAACTTCGGCAGAGCTACAGGATCGCAAGGCGACCATCACCGCCGACAAGGCCTGGTTCGAGGACGGTCTGAAGTACCGAACCAATCAGCAGAAGATGGAAAAGGATATCGCCGACGCCCGCACCAAGGGGCTAGCCGCCAAGGTATCCGAGGCTGATATCGAGCAGCGCATCGGTCAGATTCGGGCGGAATACGCGAGCAAGGAGAAGAAGCCGACCGCGCCCAAGGCCTACACCGAAGACGCCGGCATGAAGCTGCTGGACGCGGCCCGGCAGACCAATGCCGTACTGATCCAGCAAAGCGCCTCGATCAACGGCCAAGGCATCGCCACGCAGAAGCTAGGCGCGCAAGCGCAGGCGCTGATCAAGTGGGAGCAGCAGCTTGCTGACATCAAGGGCAAGCAGACCCTGACCGCCGACCAGAAGTCGCTGCTGGCCAGCCAGGATCTGATCACCGCCCAGCTCAAAAAGAATGCCGCACTCGAAAAGGAAGTCGAGCTGCAGAAGGGCGTCAAGCAGGCGAACGACGACCAGGTCAAGCTGCTGACTCTCACTGGTCAGCTGCGCGAGGCCAATCAGCTGAAGTCCAGCCTGGACGATGCCGCGCAAATGGCGGAATACGAGCGACAAGGCAACACTGAGGCCGCCAAGCGCCTGGAAACGCTGATCAAGATCCGCGACATCAACCTCAACGCTGCGCAGAAGCCCGGAACCATTGAGGGGGTCAGCAAGGCGCCGACCGCTACCGGGCTTGACCCGTCAATCGGTGGGGCTGACAGCGAGATCACTCGGCTGAATGACGAGGCAGCCAGGCTGGATGCGTGGCGAGCCACGGAGCTGGAGAAGCAGAAAGCCTACCTTGACCTCAAGGCGATCAACGAAGAGACCTATGCCGAGCGCGTAGCCAACATCGACAAACAGGCATCCGAGAACCGGGCCAAGATCGACAAGGCGAAGAACGAGGCGATCATCAACCAGTCGTCGAGCTTCTTCGGGATCATGGCCACGCTGAGCCAGTCCGGTCACAGCAAGCTGGCTGCGATCGGCAAGGCTGCTGCCATGGCTCAGGCCACGATCGACGGCTACCTGGCCATTCAGAAGGCGCTCGCGGCATTTCCGCCGCCGTTCAACTTCATCGCGGCCGGCGTGGTCGGCGTAGCCACTGCGGCCAACGTGTCGGCGATTGCCGGTATCGGTTTCTCCAATGGCGGCTATACCGGCGCCGGCGGCGTGAACGATCCGGCGGGCGTGGTGCACAAGGGCGAGGTCGTCTGGTCGCAGTCCGACATTCGCAAGTTTGGCGGCGTGGCATCGGTGGAAGCGCTGCGCAACGGCAACGTCTCAGCTGGGCGCTCAACGTCCAGCGGCAGCAATTCGTCGACGGCGGCCAGTAATGGCGTTCCGGCGCCGGAGAGGCCGATGGTCTTCAACCTGATCGAGGACGCCAGCCGGGCGGGCCAGGTCAATCGTCGTCAACTCGGCGAGCAGGACGTGATCGACATCTGCGTTGCCAACATTCGCGGCGAGAAAGAATTGCACCAGGTGCAGCAGGAGAAGTACGGCTTGCAGTCACAAGGTGTCTAATGCGTTAACATAGGGTCTCTTGCTAGGGACTGAATGGAGCCCCAATGAGCAATCCCATCAACATCGCCTACGCCTCGGTCGGAAACGACCTGTTCGTCGATACGATCGAGGCGACCTGTTCCGCATGGGCGGCACCGATCCTCATCTGCTCCGGCTACGAGGATCGCGTCTGCGGAACGGAGGACGGGCGCACGCTCGTCTTTTTGGCGAGGGCGGTGGAAGAGGCTCTGCCCGTGCGGGATAACAGTGGAGCCCAGAACCTCAACATCGCCCTGGACAATACCGACGGCAAGGTCCAGGCGGCCATCGAGCAGGCGCGCGCAGCATCGGCGCGCATCGTTCTGACGAAGCGTCGATACCTCGAAAGCAACCTTGCCTACCCGGCAGAGCGCTATCGACTCTCGGCCCTTAACCGGCAGTACGCCAACGACGTGGCCACGCTGACGTGCGGCCTGTTCAACCTGCTGGAAACGGCTTTCCCGCGCAACAAGCTGACTTCGGATAAAGCACCAGGGCTGATCTTCATATGAAGACCATCGCGGATTACCTGTCGGCACCTTACCGGGACGGCGCGCGCGGGCCGCTGGCTTTCGACTGCTACGGCCTGGTCAACGCGGTGCGGCACGAAGTGTTTGGCCTGCCGCTGCTGCCCTCGCTGGGCGGTGTCGGCCGATCCAAGTTGCGCGAGAACACCAAGGCCTACCGCGAGGTCAGCGCTGACCTGGAAGAGTGCCAGCCAGAGCCTGGCGCCATTGCCTCGGCACTGATTGGCGAGTTCCTGGATCACGTCGGCGTGGTCGTTTACCTGGACGGCCAGCTGAAGGTGCTCGACACCAACCCGGGCGGCCCCCGCATTCGCACTCTGAACGACTTCGGGATGCGTTATCAACGAGTGGTGTACTACCGATGATCGAATTCTTCCCCAACAAGATGGCCGGCTGCCAGCCGCTGGGCACCTACACCACGCGCGAACGCATGACGATCGAGGCCTGGCTCAAGGGCATGACGGAGCACTACCGCCGCGGCCCGGTGCAGCCGATCAGCGTCGAGCTCAATGGCGAGATGATCTGCCCGACACTCTGGCACAAGGTCAAATTCAAGCCCGCGGATCACGTCCAGATCTGGAACGAGCCGAAAGGCTCTGACCCGTTCACCATCACCGCCTTGCTGATTGTTGCCGCATTTGCCGCGACCAAGCTGCTCATGCCCAAGATGCCAGGCATGCCGGCCAACTCAGGCGTTGCCCAGGGCAGCCCGCTCGATGAAGCCAGCGCCAAGGGCAACAAGGTCAAGCTCGGCGAGCTGATTCGCAACATCGCCGGGCACCAGAAGGTGTACCCATCGTACTTGGCTGAGCCGCGTACCTGGTTTGCCGCACCACGCGAAAAGTGGGTGGAGATGCTGCTGTACGTCTCCGAAGGCGCGGTGGACATGCCCATCAACAAACTTAAGGTGGGCGAAACCCCGCTGATTTCCCTTGGCGCCGATGCTCAAGTGGCGATCTACGCGCCCGGCGCTGACGTGTCTGCCGATACCGCCTCGATGCTGTGGTTCAACGCCAAAGAGGTGGGTGCCAGTTCAAGTGGCACGTCGGGTCTGGAATTGACTGTGGCGACGAACATCACCCCGTCAGCCACGGCCTCGGCCTACCAGTTCAACGGACATACGATTGCCATTCCGTCCGGCGCCGGCAGCTTCCCTACTGACTGGGCCTCCGGCCTGGTGATTCGCGCTCTGGCGCCCTACGCCTACACCGTCGTGGATGGCGGCGCGGGCCGCGACATCGTGCAAGGCCCGCTGGAAATGCTGAGCCCGTTCCCGGGCATGCTGATTGAGGTCGCCGGGGCGAACGCGGGCAACTACGTCGTCAACTCGTACACGCCGCATGCTCCAGCGGTGCCGCCGACCTCGGGCACCGCTTCGACAATCCTCGGCTCAAGCATTCCAGCGCGCTATGACTTCGACGTGACACCGCTGTCGGTCACCGTGACGCTTGGTAGTACGCCGTATGCGGTGAACCTGTCGACAGCAACGACCAACCTTGCGGGCCTGGTCTCGGCCTTCAATACGGCCAAGGGGTCGGCGCCATTCCTGGCCAGCGCCTCGTCCGGCAAGTTGCTGATCACGCAGTTCGGCACCTTCGGCGGCGAAACGATGGTGGCCACCGGTGGCGCCGATATCCTCGGCAGCAGCCCGATCAATACCACCGGCACGCCAGCCAGCGCCGGCACGCCAGAAGTCCCGGCGCAAATGACCTTGGACTACGACGGTGGCGCACCGGTTGTTGGTTTGGCCCTCGGTTCTGGCCTGGCCACCATCGGCCCGCGCGGCCTGCGTTACCGCATAACCGCGTTCAGCGCCTCGATCATGACGGTGGACCGGCTCACCGCGTCGGGCTCGGTGGATTCCGGATGGATTGGATTCAATCCGATGGAGACCGTAAACGGTTTGGTCACCCTCGATCCATCCAGTCTGGAGGGTGGCTATCGCGGCCCTTTCGCGTGCTCGCCAGAGAATGAAAAGGTCACGCGCATCGAGTACACCATCGCCTTCGACGGCCTGATTGGCATGGGCCGAAAGGGTGATGAATACACGATCTACTCGTCGCACCAGTTCGAGTGGCGCGACATGGATGTTGCCGGGGCCTGGACCGTCCGGACACAAAGCGTCACCGGTCACTCGCGGGATGCGCAAGGCTTCACCTTTTGGTTCGATCTGCCCTACCCGATGCGCCCCGAGGGCAGGCTCAAGCGCCTACCCAAAGGTGGCGGCGCCAACAGCGCCGAATGGATCGACAGCCCGAGATGGGAAAGTCTACGTGGCTTGCGTCAGACGCGACCGACCAGCTACCCAGGCATGACCGTCATGTCGGTCAAGATTCGCGGCGGTGATCGGCTGTCTGCTCAGTCGGAAAGCCAGATCAACGGCGAAGCGACCCGCGTGCTGCCCGTTCGCTCGGGCGGGGTTTGGCAGGCGCCGGTAGCAACCCGCGGCATCGTGCCCTGGTGCCTGCATGTCCTGAAGTCGCTGGGCTATGAAGACGGCGACATCGACCTGGAGGAATGGGATCGGCTGGACCTGGTATTCAACGCCGCCGGCCAGTATTACGACGAGACCATCGACGACAACAGCACCGCCAAGGACCGGCTCAACGACGCGTTGGCTTGCGGCTTTGCCGAGCTGACCATTAAGAACGGCCTGGTCAGTCTGGTGCGTGACGAGCCGCGGGCGATATTCGATATCACCTACGGCCCGAAGACGCAGACCTACAGCCCGCAAAACATGACCAAGAAGCTCAGCATCGCCGGGCCGCTGACATCGCTCAACGACTTCGACGGCGTGGATGTCGAGTATTACTCGAACATCACCTGGGCCTGGGAGACTGTGCCGTGCCGCTGGCCAGGCGATGCCGGCAACAAGGTCGAGAAGGTCAAGCTGCCGGGAGTGGGCGACAAGAATCGCGCCTATCAGTTCGGCATGCGTCGTCGTGGACACCAGAAATTCCGCCAGGACACCTACACCTGGGAAACCGAACTGGCCGGCATGAACTCGGGTTACCTGAGCTTCTGCGCGGTGGCCAGCGATACCCCTGGACAATGCCAGAGCGCTGAGCTTGTAAGCGTGCAAGCGGTCAGCGGTGGCTTCGTTCTGGAGTCGTCAGAGCCGATCGACTGGTCAGTGCCTGAGATCTACAAAGTCGGCATCAGTCGTGCTGATGGCTCTCTCTCTGGTCCCTACCAAGGCACTGCAATCGACGAATACCACGTACAGGTCGCCGATATCGACTTCGTGCCTGACACCAGCATGAGCGGAAACATGTCACTGCCTCAGCTGCTGATCGGGCCTGCGTCGAAGTGGGCCTACCCGGTTCTCGTCACACGCTCCGACCCATCCAACGGCAACGTCGCACTCAAGGGCATGCCCTATGACGCCCGCGTTTACACATACGACAGCGCCACGGCGCCATAAGGACGGCACATGATCCAGTACCCGGAAGGCCTGCCGTATCCGCTGCGCGACGGCTACGACATGAACACGACGGACCCGGCCGCTCACACCCCGCTGGGAAACGGCAAGATCATCTCGCGCCGGAGGTTCAGCAGTGTTCCGACCTTCCCGGCAGTCACCTGGGAAATGGACGACGGCCAGGCGCAACTGTTCATGGCCTGGCACCAGTACACCCTGAACGATGGGGTCGAGTGGTTTGACTGCCCACTCAAGACGCCGATCGGCATTGACAGTTATCAAGCCAGATTCAAAGAAATGTACAGCGGACCAACGCTAGTCGGCATTTCCCGCTGGCACGTCAGGGCCGTCCTGCAACTGCTCAAGCGACCAATCATCGACAAGGACTGGCTGCTCGCCCCCGAATACGTCCTGCACTCGAACATCGTCGACATCGCCGCCAACCGCGAATGGCCGGAGGCATGACCGTGACCCCACAAAAAACCATTTCGCCCATCGGGCTACGCATGCCTGGAGCTAACGCATGACAATTTACGCAACCGGCAACGCGGTCGGCTCGACCAACCCGAAAGACCTGCTCGACAACGCGCAGAACATCGATTACTGGGTCCTGGGGCCGCTGCTCAGTTACCCTGACCGGAAAGGCGTCAACCGCCTTTCGTGGGCAGGCATCGAGGCGGCGTTTGCTGCCGCGCAGGCCCAGCGAACCGCTGACTTCAACGCAGCCCAGGTCCAGCGTGCGGCTGACTACGCCACATCAGAGGCGAGCCGAGGCTATGAAAACCCGGTTCCGTATGTTTCCGGCATCGCCCTGACTCGCGCAACCCAGCTCGTTCAGTACAACTCGGAACTGTACAAGGCGAAAGCCGGAACCCTGCCGTGGACGACAACCGGCGTGTGGGCGACCGATTCTGCCAAGCTGGTATCGGTGGGCGATGCGGCTCTGCGGCAGAATATGGCAGACCCAAACTACGGTGTGGCTCTGGTGGCCTTGCCCTTGCCCGTGCCGACAGCCTACAAGCGGACCCTTGCCGACCAAGATGGCGAGCGCCTGAACCTGTTGCGGTTCCGAACGCCTGCGGTTGACGCGGGTCGCTGGGATATTGCACTGCAGGCCGCTATTGCCAAGGTTGAGGCTATGGCTACGGCTGCGGGTCGCACCTACGGCCTACCTCCTATCAATGTTCCAGGTGGCGTGTACCCTATGGGGGCTGCTGTCGTCACCCGACCATGGATCAAGATAGTAGCCAAGGGGACCGTCGTATTCGACTGGACTTCGGTTCCTGCGAGTAATGGGTTCGTTATCAACAACGAGATCACTATCGCTGCCGACATTCTTAAGCATCCGGGCAACCACTCCCCATGTCTAAACGGTAGTGAGGGCACCATTTCACTCTTGGGGGCAGGCAAAGCTACGTCAACCGGTTCGGCCCTGCTTATCGGTAACACTGCGGCGGGTTTTCAGGCTTGCCGGGATACGCGATTAACAGGCCTTGTGGTCAGCGGTTGGGATAACGCCCAAAAGTTCAACCTGCGTGATACCTATCTGTTTCACGCTGACAACTGCCGATTTGAGAACAACAATAAGAACATCTACGTGCCGACCGGGACTAACACGAACTCTGGCGAACGTATGGAATACCTGAGCTGTACGTTCGGTTTGGCGGCCCATCAACTTTATCAAGACAACGTAACGTTCGATTTTAACTTTGGTTTTTGCTCGTTTGACTTCTTCGGAAACCTAGTAACGTACGGGACAAGCGCTGGATACTGCGGGGCTAAATTCGCAACCTGCTACTTTGAAGCATGGGACGGCCTACTCGTTGACGCGGCTAACCCGACTGACCAAGTTGCGGTGTTCATCACTGACCCGACTTTTCTCCCCCGCAGATGGACTGACGCCGCGATTGTTAACTCGCCGTCGCGGGTGCTGGTTAACACGAATGACAAAGTGTCGGTTTCGATTACAAACCCGAAAATGCGGTACGAAACGCGCCCATACCTAGAAGACAGCTACACAATTTCCGCAGCCACCCGCTTAGAGGCTTATACCGGCTATCACTACAACCCGCAAATGGGACTGCCGTCGGCTGCCAGCATCATCAACCGGGACTATGACTTCCAGATTGACGCAGATGGAGCGCTAGGCAACGCCCTAACCGCGTGGGACCGAATCGCAGGTTTCACTTCGGTAACAACCAACCAAATTGCTACAGTTTCAGGTAAGAAAGTGTTGCAGTTGGTTGGGACCGACGCTACAGCAGCGGCTATCAGCTTTCGAGGAAAAGACAACATGCCCGCAAAACCTGGTGATCAGTTTCTTTGCAACGCTTGCATACAGGCAAACGGCGTAACCGGCAACATCAACGTTCTCATGGGAGTTGAATTCTTCGATATTGCAGGAGTATCGCTGGGAACGTCCCCATCGTTTCGGCAGTACAGTTTCAAAGATGCGCTGGCCGATACAACGGTGCCTAACTTTGCCAGCGGTGGTGCGCGCTACATGGACACGACCGCTTTTAAGGCCATTGCGCCGAAGAACACAGCATACGCACGCGGTCGATTCACAATGACCGCGTTCAACGGAACCGTTAACGTCAGCCGCGCTCGCGTATGGAGAGCCTGAACCCAAAAAAGCCCGCGCTTGCGGGCTTTTTTCGTTTGGAGAAAAGTATGCCGATCACCCAGCAGCAACTGCTGCAGATCCTTCCAAGCGCCGGCAAGCAGGCAGGCGTGTTTGCGTCTGCGCTCACCTTGGCAATGGACAAATACCAGATCAACACGCGGCTCAGAATGGCCGCCTTCATTGCCCAGGTTGGTCACGAATCCGGCCAGTTCCGCTACGTTCGCGAACTGGGCGGCGACCAATACCTGAGCAAATACGACACCGGGACGCTGGCCAAGCGGTTGGGCAATACGCCAGAGGCAGACGGTGATGGCCAGAAGTACCGCGGGCGCGGCCTGATCCAGATAACCGGCCGCGACAATTACCTCGCATGCAGCAAAGCCCTGCTCGGCGATGACCGCCTGCTGCGCACCCCCGAGCTACTGGAGCAGGCCGAGTGGGCCTGCAAGTCGGCGGCCTGGTTCTGGAATTCTCGAAACCTGAACGCGCTGGCGGACAACGGTTCGTTCGAGCAGATTACGCGGCGCATCAACGGCGGGCTGAATGGAATGGCCGAACGGCTGGCCTTCTACACGACAGCGCTGAAAGTGCTGGCCTGATCGTAGCTATATAAAGGAAGGCCTTTCGGGGCTGGTCGGTCATGGCGTCACCTTGTCGAGGGAGTCGTTCAGATCATCGATGGCGGCGCGCAACTCTTTACGCCACCAGAACTGATGACGGCCTTCTGGCTTCTCTCCGAATACGCAGCCGCTCAGCTCTGTCTGGCCGTCAAGGAACAGCCATACCTTATTGAGCTGATCGCGAACTTCTACGGGCACCACCGATGCCGGCGCTGGCGGCGACGTGAAGAGGGGGACGCATTGCAGATCGTTAGCTACCCGGGTGGCATGCATACCTACGCATTCCAAGTCTTCAATCGATTCGACTGCCACATACAGAACCGGCTCAACCATCCCGATCGGCTCCTCGATATGACTGGCGAGAAGGGCGCGCAGCTCATCTACAGTCTTCGTGACGTGCGGCAGAAAACCGATGCGCCCCGACCCATCATTTCCAGCCCCTTCAGGGAATAGTCCTGACAGCCTTTCCATCAAACCCTTCGACACCATCATCATTTCGCTCATTCCCGCCACCTAATCAGTTATTGGTTATCGCATCATCCGGGGGATTTAAACCCCCGGTCGGTCGTTGTATTCCGTGGCCTGTAGCGGTGTGGTAGCTGAAAAGCTGCTGAAACCGCATTTAGGCGTGACTAATAGTCCCTTTCTAGTCACCCGTTTTTTTCGGCAGGGACTTCAGCCAATTTCGAACCGATTGGTACTCGTTGTTCCGGAAGCTGCCGAAGGCGTAGATGAATGGCTCGCGGTGGTTGTGACCATCAATCGCCAGAAAATCCTTGCAGCCCTGCTCGGTAAAACAGGCTGTCACGAACACGTCAACATCCTTGATCGCGTATCGCTCCCAGTGCTTCACGTCTCGCCCGCCATCATGCAGCGCCTCAAGTCGTGCCGCCGTTCGATCGTCTGCCGTCGATACGTTGACCGGGTCGTACCACTCGATGCGGTCATGGTCGTGCGTGTCGAGCGTGACCATGCCGCGCTTTTCCATCACGGCGAACATAGGCTGATCGGTGCAGCGGTTGTCTTGTGAGTTGATCAGCGCGCCAATCGCCTCCAGTTCTGCCAGCTTCGCCTTGAGCTGGTCTCGCTCTGCCATCCAGTGCAGCGATGCAGCCTCCCATTCGGCGGCGTTCTTCGCGTTGCGCTCATTCTCCGCGAGCAGGGCCAGAACTGCGGCAGGGTTGGCGGCAGCAATGAACGCAGCATTCGATTCATTCTCGCCTGGCCTCATCCATTCGGCGCCCGTGGTCATTGCGATCTGGCTTTGACCGCTGCCGCGAACCCAGTGCTGAACTGGACCGCCATAGACGACTCCGCCAAGGCGGCCTTCGTGCTTAGCCCATTCGCCCTGTGTTGCAGCCTCGGCCAGCGCCTTCAGCTTCACTTTGTCGACGATCATTGCGCTATCTCCTTTTTCGGCGTAAAGCGCGACGGCGCCCAGTCGCACACTTCATCCTCGGGGATATGCCCGAACATCATCGTGCACCGCCGGCAGTGCGCGCAGTCAGCGCAGGTTTTGCCATCGGGCAGGTTCATGCCGTCGTCAACAGCGGCGCGGCGGTAGGTTTGGCGTTGCTCGCTCATACGTCACTTCCTTTTGCTGGTTCTTCGCTGTCGCAGGCGTAGACATCACCGCTAGGCGCGCCTGCCAATTTTCCTGCTTGGGCTAATTTATCGAATGCCTCCCTGCGCAGCGCTGAATGGCCGGCATTCTTCTTCAGCTGGTCAAGCTCAGTACGCTGCCAGGCAATGATTTTGTTCGCCTCATCCAGAGTCGAGCGGAGCCCGTCGCGACCTTCGGTCAAGCGGACAAGATCGGCGCGCAGCTGCTCAATCTTTTCATCCTTGTCGACGTACTTCCCGGAAAGGTGCTTCCGAATCACATCGGAATAATCAACGCTGCTGAACCACTCCTGATTGCATTGAGCGCATTGCTTGTGCTCGCCCTCTTCATGGCGGACATCTTCGCTGCCGCACTCAGGGCAATAGGTCCACTCGGTTTTATTCGTAATGGCTTGCGGCCTCTGCGCTTGCGGATAGTGCGGCGCTCACAATGGCTTTCGCGTGCTCGCGCATCGAGGCGCGCCCCTGCTCAGGCATGTGCTCCCACGGGTAATCCATGCAGGCGGCCAGCTTCTTGGCAGCAGCCTCTAAATCCAGATGATCTTCTTGCACGGCAGCATCAATGCTGTACGCGTCCCGAAGCTCAGCCCGCAGCGAGGCGATCAGGTTCTTCTGCTGCTCGACGACTGTATTCAGCCGCTCAACCTCGCCCGCATCGGATCGGGTGAAAAGTGGAACCAAGTTACCCTTTGGCGATTGCTCCCCGAAGGCGTAGCAGCACTCGTCGCCTCGAAGTGTTGCCAGTACATCAGGCTTGATCCATGCCGCCGGCTGAACATCGGATTGCAGCGGCACAGGGGCAGCGGCGAGCATTGCCGACCACTCTGACTTCAAGCAGTCCGCTATCGCCTCGTCATACTCCGGATCCTTTCCGATCTCATGATCTGCGGCACTGCGCAGCATTTCCTCGGTCGGCTCGACCGGCACCAGCTTCCATTCCTTGCTCATCACTCACCCTTCGTTTATTGGTCGCCGGACTGCCCGGCCTTCACGCATTCCGATTCCTGCACCAGCAGGCGGTTGATTGCCGCTGTAGCGCTTTCGCCTTTGGCCTCAAGATCCGCCAGCGACTCAGCGGCTTCAGGCTGCAACTTGATCCCGCTCAGCCTCCGGCCGCCCCGGGCCAGCAGATTCTTTTCGTGCGCCTCGACGCGACTGGTCGATGTCTTTGGTGGTTTTTCAGGTTTCATGCTGGGTCGTCCGACGTGATTCGAGCGCGGGCCTGCTTCAGAAGATCATCGCGCAAGGCCTTAAAGTGCTGACATGCCGCGAAGTACTCGGTGTTCATGTAGGCCCGGTGCGCGCCAATCGCTGCGCTTACCAGATCGTAGTAAATGTAGTCAGGCATCTCGTTTTGCTCCGTTGCTCGGTCAGCACTGCGCCTCCCATGGGGTGAACTATAGGATAGTTGGTGCACCAACACAAGAAGAGAATTAGGTTATCCGTGCATTAGGGTTTCGGCCTGCTCAGATCTCCCAAACTTCGCCGCCGCCAGATCGCCGGACGTGTCAGATTCGTTCGGGATGTATCGGCCATAAACCCGGCTGATCATCAGGAACGACGTGTGCCCCATCTGCTTTGCCACCCACATCGGATGCTCGCCCGCGCTCAGCATCATGGAGGCGTACGTGTGCCGGGTCTGGTACGGGTTCCGGTAGCGCACGCCTGCCTTTCTGATCACCGGCCCCCAGAATGACTTCCTGATCTCCTGGTCCCCGTTGAACGCCCGGTTGTGCCTCGGGTCGTGGAAAACGGCTTTCCCTTCTATATAGGTGTGCTCGCGCTGGGCCTTCAGCGCCTCGAACGACATGGGCAGCAATCTCACGCTACGCACCCCGGCCGCCGTCTTCGGCGTCTCTGCCTCTCTGGCCGCCGCCGTCAGCCCCCGCGACACCCTCACTTCCCCGCGATGCCAGTCAATGTCGCCCCACTCCAGCGCGACCAGCTCCGACGTTCGCAGGCCGGTCCAGAAGGCGAACTGCAACAGGTTCCGATACTGCCCGGTAGCTGCCGCCAGAATGGCACGCTGCTCGTCCGGGCTGAATGGGTCGATCTCGTCCTCGGTTCGTGGCTTGCCCTTCACTGAATACGTCCAGCCGGCCAATGGGTTCGCCTCGATCAGCTCGTCGTCTACGGCATCGCTCAGGGCCGAGCGCAGGCAGCTTTGCACGTTGGCCAGCCGCTTGTTGGTCGCTGACATCTTAGCCATGGCGGCCTTGACCTCTTTGCGCGTGACCGATGCCAGCGTCAGGCTACCCAGCGCCGGGACCAGCACCCCCGCGACGATCTTGCGGTAACCGTCCAGCGTTGACGCCTTCAGGATGCCGGCCTTGCGCTCAAGCCACTCATCCAGGTACTGGCTCAGCGGCACCTGTCCGGACTGCCCGACAGCCGACGCAGCCCGCTTCGACCGGGGAAACGCCTCGGCATAGTCAAACGAGCCCCGGTGAATCGCCAGATCGATAGCCGCCTTCTGCTGCTGCGCCCGCTTCAAATTTGCCGGCGTAGGCTCCAGCGGCAGGCGCTCCCGACACTGCTTGCCCTCGACCATAAAGCTGATCTCGATACTGCTTTTCGATGCCGCACGCACCCCGCGCTTCGCAGCCATACGCCACCCCTGACGATTGTTCGTTTAGTTGGCCGACAGTTTAGACCTGTGCCGCGCTGGGCGGCAGGAGGCGACTATTGGTTAGGCAGCTTGTCGCAGTGCCTGAGCCGATTTTCGGCGTTTAGCCATGAGGGCTTGCAGCCGATAAGCGTGGAAGCGCCGGCCATCCTGCGACCTGATCTCCGGGGCCAGGTCCGCCAAGTCCTCGTCGAGTCGACCGAAGTAGTAGAGGTGTTCGCCGTCGCCCATCCACTCGGGCTGAGCAGTGGCCCAGGTGCGCGCCTCTACGCAGGGCATGCAGGTTTTGAAGGAGCCCATATCACCTTCCCAGCTACCGGAGACGAGCTGGTATTTCTGGCCCGGCTGGATGGCGCCAAAGCATTCGCCGCACTTGTGCTGCTTGCGCGCGGTAGGCGTGGTTTCGGTTTGGAAGTCGGACATAACGAATCCTCGCCCGCCGTACACCGGCAGGCTCTTGTGTGGGGTAGGGGTTAGGATGTTGCTTTGCCGATTTCGGATGCTGCGCGAACAATGGCGCGGCGAGTGGCGGCAGATGGGTTATTACCGTGCGGAACGGTCACACGCCCACCGCCATGCTCTCCAATGTCATACAGCGCGACAGAGGTATTTGGTTGCTGCCAATGATCGGGGCCGTGCGAGCGAATGCCAATATTCAGGACTACTGCCAGCTTAAGCGCGTCCCCGTCATCATCTAACGGCTTCCAGTTCACCCTGATTCCGCGCATCAAGACCACTCCATCATCTGTCACTCGCGCAGGGTCATAGCCAGCAGCCTTTGCCGCCAGCTCCAGCAATTCGCGATCACTCATCATTGCGCCCCTTGTAGTTGGTGCTGATTCGATCAGCCACGGCTTCCAGCCTTTCGGCCATGTACCACATATCGTTATTGTCCCGGCGCGATACGACTCGGCACCGGTGGACGTTGCGGCCCATCAGGATCTTGGCGGCCAGCCGGATCAGTTCGGCTTCGAACTTGCGGCGCAGAAGGCCGTCGCGCGGGATCATAGGCACCCCGCGCAGTCTTCGAGCAGGCCGTCATAGTCCCGCTTCAGCCGGTCGCGCTCACTGGTCAGCGCCTCAACCTTGCGATGGATGTAACGGGCGATTGTCTCGCCTGGGAGCATGTCGGCGGCTGGCGTGCCTCTGAGTACGGCCTCCCATTCATGGACGGTCAGTTGTTCGGTCATGGCTTCAGCTTCTCAATGGTGAATTTGAAGGTGCTGATGTCGTAGCCACGCTCGATCAGTTCATCCTTGAGCGTTCGCCCGAACATCCCGGTCAGTTTCTCGAAGTGATCCATCAGGATTGGCGTGTCGCGGCGGCCGCTAGACGAGCCTGCATCGTTATGAGCCTCGCTATTGCGCCAGAAGTAGGTCAGTTCGTTCTGGTCGCCTGGCTCATGCGCCCAGATAACGGTCAGGCTGCTTTTTGTCCCGTCGTTCTTTGGAGCGCGCCGGCCCTTTGGATATCTCATGCCCTCACACTCCAAACGCTGCCGTCTACCAGGTCACCGCGGCGAACAAACTTCGCCCCGCCCGTCAGGTGATGCAGGGTCGCGAACTCGGCAGAAGTGCGAGCCAGCGAGTAGGTGCGCCCGGTCGGGCGGTGGGTGTAGGTTGTGGTTTCCATGCGGGTTTCTCCGTGGTCACTGGCTGAGGATGTCGAGCTGGGCTTTGGCGCATTCGTCGGGGCCGTGCGGCAGGCGGGTTGGCTCGATTACTTGGTACTCACCGTCATCACTGTGATGACCGGCTTCACGTCGCGAGGGTGCGTATCGAGATCGCAGATTCTGAGCAAGCCGAGGGTCAACCTGGAGGTCCGCATAGATTAGGGCTATCTGATGCTTGTAGTTGCGCCAGGATTCGTGAGCTGATTCAGGGTCATCGAAGAGCCCTATATGGACCTGCTTTCCAGTGAAAGGATTTCTGCAGTGGGCAGCGAATCTTCCATTTCCCTTGTGCCAGTACACGCCAAGTGGCCACTCACCACGACTCGCTTTGTTATCGGCTACGAACTTATTGAGGCTTTGCGAGATGAAAATACAGGTCTCGGGCGAGTAAATTTTGTTCCCGGGAAACAGCAGGTCTTTGTCTAGATCATTTCCCTCGTAATCCTGCTGGGACATCCACCTCTTGAATTCAGAAAATGAATGCCATTGCGGTGAAACCGTGCAGCCCGAGTAGGCTGGATTCCACCTTTTATTTTTTTCGCTGTAGCAGCGCCGAAGCATATCTGTCCACGCGCGATAAAACGGACAGATCCACTTTCCGGCATCTGTTTTTCGCTGAGTCATGTAGTCAGCATCATTTATGCCTACCCCGCAAACCATCCTGATCTTCTTCATGATTCTTCGTCCATGCAGGTTCTCTGAGCTTCGCGCTGATAGGCAATCTCAAGCTTCCGCGCTACATTTTCAGTAATTTCGTATGTGTGGCGCGGCGGCTTCAGGAACTCGACCAGTTCGGCGTCAGTCATGGCGTCCATCTTCATGATGGCCAGCTGCAGGACTTCGCTGATTTCTTCGGTGCCTGATCTCGTTCGGATACGGTCCATCGCCTGATGGATGCCGGGGCGGACCTTGTGCCTAAGTTCTTTCTCTCCGACCTTTTCCCGCTTATCCGCGGCCTTCGCTGACCGCTGCTGCGTATTCTTCGCCATGTTATGCCGCCTTCCTTTGGTTCCATGCCCCGGCGGCCTCGAACAGCTGAGCCGCCTGTTTTTCTTCCAATGATGTTTCGTAGGGGATCGCAATCCAGCCACTCGCGACCAGGTGCAGGGCGTTGCATGAATCGCGCAGCTCGATATAGAAGTGCTCGATCACGTCCGATATGTTGGACGCCAGATGAACGCCTACTGGCGAGACCTCGACTGACTTGCAGTATTCTGCACCAGCCTGGTCGATGCACATGCAGCTGATATAAATCGTCCACCGGTGCGCTATTTCAAAGATGGCACTACCGATTTGATGGCTGACAATTCGCCGGGAGTTGACCGCGTTGAACAGCGACTGCTTGCCGCTCGGGTCGATGTTCACGATGCAAGTGTGGTTGGTCCGGAGCAGTGCCCGGCAGGAACGCTCGACCCGGGCCCGCATGTTGTTCGGCTTGCGCTTTTTCATTCGATAACCCGCTCGCTGGCAGCTGGTGCTGGATGAGGCGCGCACGATGACGCGCCAAGGATCTGAACCGCATTACTTGCGCGTCCCTTTGAATCGAATCTGGAAGGTGTCGACCAGGCGCGTCATCTTGTGCCAGCCAATTTTCAGGTGGGCGCCGGCCTGGCGCTTCGATACCCCGATCTCAGCCATCGCCCGAAGCCGCTCCACCAGTTTCGCGTCATCTTCCGGGTCAATGATGTAGACGCCCTTCTTTCCCGAGGCACGCCCGGCGCCGGACTTGAGACTGATCCCGAACTGCTTGCAGATCTTCGTCACGCGGTCTTGAGAAATACCAAGGTGCTTGGCCAGGTCCAGCTTGATCATCGTCACGCTCAGCGTTCGGATCTGATCGGCCATCTGTCGTAGCTCGATCTCTTCCTTCGTCAGCCGAGGCTCGATGCGTGGTGGTAGGGGTTTGAATTCGAAAGTTTGCAGCACGTCGATCTTGCCGCCGGAGCGTAGGAACGCTTCTTGTGCAGCGGCTAGCGTCGATCGGTCCATCACTCGGAGGTCGTTGTATTGGTTCATTTGGCACCCAAAAGAAAGGGCGCTCACTGGCGCCCTTTGTCGGTTACTTGGTTGGTTATTTGGTCAGCGCCTTGCGCAGGTACGGATCAACGTCGGCCTGGCCGAGCAGCCAGCGCTTATAGTCGGCCGGGATGTCGGCGATTTTCGATCCGGCGTGCTTGCCGAAGCGGATCACTGTCGGAATGCGCGCCTCTTCCGAAATCATCCAGAGGTCTTCGAAGCTGAAAACCGCTGCGCCGTTGCGGGCTTCCAGTTCCTCCAGGATCTTGGCCAGCAGCCGGCGGCAGTTGTGCACGTCGTCAAGCGCGGCGTGAGCGTTTTGCAAGAGCCCGCGTGCAAACTCCCGGTAGTGCAGGTAGATCATCGCCGACTGGCTGTGCGAGTCAGCATCCGGCCAGAGCGCACGGCTCAGTGCTTGGGTGCAGATCCGCTTCACGTCCGGCTGGCCGATCACATTCCAGTCATAGTCGACGTTGTGGCCGATGATGTACTGAGTGCCGTCAGGCAGCGCGAAGTCGGTGTGCGGCGGGCAGTCGACCAGCTCTTCGTCGTAGATGTGGCTGGTGGCCAGCGCGCCCAGCTCGATCGGCTTCGACGGCTTGTAGCGCTGCAGGAATTCTTCGACGACTTCCAGGGTCTGGATGTCGGCGAGTTTGAGATAGGCGCCTTCGACCATCTGCGGGTCTTTCAGGCCGGTTGTTTCGCTGTCAAAAATAATTGCGTTCATTGGTTACCCCTGATTTCACTTTGATTTTGAGTCCGCCGGGTGATGGCCCGGCGGGTTGTTGCTATGCAGCGTGACGATCAATCGAACGGGATGTCGTCGAATTCGTAGTGCGGTTCGTCCTGGTTGTGGCCGTAGCCGTCGTTGCTCGGCTGGCCCTGCAGGTGCTTCGGACGGTTGTCACGAACAGGCTTTTTCATCAGTTGCTGAACCATCTTGGCCAGCTTCACCGGTGCCATGCACTTAGGATCAAGGATCTCGGAAGCGGTCTTTTCTGACTCGGCACTGAATGGCGCGTAGATGATCGGGCGTTCCATGCCGGTGGTGCTGGTCTTCTCGATTTCCATCTGGAGCAGCAGGCCGATCGGCTTGCCCATCAGCTCCGGGAAGCCAGGCGCGGTCACTTCAACGCGCTGTTTCAGGTCGTTGTCCCACTTTTCAAACTTGATCGGCTGAGGTGCGCCGACTGCGCGCAGCTTCAGGCAGGCCATGATCGCGTTGACGATCGCGTAACCGCCGTCGTTCCGGGTGCCGTGCTGGTAGGTCAGGTTCACGTAGAAGTTGCCTTCTGCGCCGTCGCGGGTCTTGTAGGTGAAGCCGATCCCGGTAGAGCCGGTCTCCTTCTTCTCCATGTACTCGGCCCGGGTGAAGTCGCCGATGTACTTGCCGGCCTCGTCAATGAAGGCGGACTTGTTGTCGGCGGAACGTGCTGCGTTAGCGTCAAGATTGAACATGTGGAAGGCTCCTATGCGGCCTGGGTGATTTCAGTAGGTTTGATGTCGTAGTAATCGCAGATCGCAGCGTCAACCGCTGCCAGGTCGTTCTCGACCATGGGATCTTCGAACATGCCCATCGGGGCCTTGGTCGTGTCCGATCCGTTGTTGCGGGTGCTGAAGAAGTGCTGGCCATCCATGACAAGCGAGCGCAGAACGATGGTCACCATGCCTTCCAGCGTGATTTTCTCGTCCAGCATCTTGCCGATGGTCTTCATCTTGATCTGGCCGGCGTCTGTTTCCTCGGTGTGGCTGAGGATGTAGACGCGAACGTCGTCGGGCAGATGCAGCATCGCCTCGAAGATGTTCCAGGTGTGCCGTCCGATCTCGGTGAACTTGTCGAAGCCCTTTTCCTCGCTCCGGCGCATGAACTCGTTCGCCAAGATGTATTGGAAGTCATCGATCACGATCACCTTCCGCTTGGTCTGCCGGGTGGCGCCAATGACTTTGTTCCAGTCGTCCGTGACGTAGGGCTTCCAGGCCTTGGAGTCACGGAACGGGAGGGGTTTCTTGATGACTTGGATCAGGGCCACGTCGGCGGGCTTGAAGTTGCGCATTGACGCGCTCTTGCCGCTACCGGACTTGCCGAGGATCAGGGTTACAGTTGCCATATCGGCACCTCAGATTGGCTGGTTATCCCACTGGCGCTCAATTTTCAGCGCCTCGTCTTCGTACTCTTTGCGCTGCTCGCCCTGGAACTGCTCAGGGTCAAACGCGCCTACCGTCATCCAGTCGAGCTGGGCGGTCAGTCGTGGTGTGTTCATGGCGACCTCAGTAGGTGAGGGTGATGGCCGGGATCTTGCCCTGCACAATCAGAGTGATGGCTTGCTTGGCGCAGGCTTCGGTCATGCCGTTAGCGGTGAAGGCTTCCAGCGCTGCCCGGTTGACCTTGCCGCGGTGTGCCGTATCAGCTGCGCGGGCGTCCTGCTGGCGGATGATCTCGGCGGCGGCATCGTCTGCGCGCTTCTGCTCATCCAAGCGGGCTTGCTCGACTGCCTGCTCTTGCCGGGCTGCCGCTTCCTTGCGCTCACGTTCGGCGCGCTGATCGGCCTCTTCCTTTTCTCGTTTCGCCTGCTCGGCCTTGCGCTCAGACTCGGCCGCTGCCAGCTTCAGGTCATTCTCGCGCTGGGCTGCTTCGTCCCGCTCGCGTTGCGCCTTCTGCTCCGCCTCGATGCGCACCTTCTCGGCGGACTCGTTGGCGATTCGTTGCTCGCGCTCTTTCTTTTCGCGCTCTTCTGCCTCTGCGCGCAGCCTGGCCAGTTCCGCCTGCTCGACTTCGACCTTCTCCTGCGATTCCAGAGCGGCGCGGAGGGTGATCAGCGATGCAGCCTTTGCCCGGTGCGCGTCGGCCTCGAACTCTTCCAGCTCCTGGTTGATCTCCAGGCTGTCCAGGTCCTGCACCTTGGCGCCGATCAGTGCAGCGCTCATGCCGGCGGTGTCGGTGTTTTCGATGTGCGCGATCACGGCCTTGTGCGCAGCGACCCGGGCTTCCTCGGCGGACTCCCACTCATTCAGTGGGCGGCGGACCTGATCCTGAAGCGCTTCCAGGGCTTCGCGCATCCGCTTGCGCTCAGCGTCGATCAGCTTCGGGACTTCCTTCAGCTCGGCCACCAGCTTTTTGCCGGCGTCGTCCAGGGCCACCTTCGATTTCGCGACCTTGTGGGCAATCGAGGCGATGGCGGCGCGACCCTTTGCGGTGCTGGTATCTGGAACGAACGCCAGAACCTCGTCTCGGATCTTTTGCAGCCACGGCTCCAGGCCGTTCGGTGCGCTGTACGCGGCCAGCGCGGTTTCCTTTGGCGGCACGGTGGCCAGCTCAGTCGTTGCGTTCATGTTCACCCCTTGTACGTCGCTGGTCCCGTGCAAGGGACTATGAAAAACATTGTTATTCAGGCCGAAGAAGTCGCCGATCTGCTCGACTGCTGCATTGATCCGCACCTGGGCGGCCTTGCGTTCGGCAAGTCGGATCGCTTCCCGCTCAACGCTGCGGGCGGCGCTCGCCTCGTAGTCGTGGAAGAAGTCGGCCGTCGCCTGCTTTGGTCTGCCCCATGCGTCATACCGTCGATCCCACTCCCGGGCCTGGGCGCTGTCTGCGTAGCTGGTGCTCATGGCTCAGCCCTCAGCAACTGGTCTCCGATGATGCGCAGGCGGTTTCGGATGCGGGCGCCTTGGGCGTTGATCTCTTTGCGCTCATCGAGCAGCTTGGCCATCGACCGGTAGATGTCGTCGTCTTCGAGATCCTGACCATCCCATTCTTGGCAGGTATCGACCGCATGGAGCCAGCCGCGCCACACGATGCTGTAGTCGGGGTCGTCGGTTACTTCGCCGCTCATGTAGCGATTGCGGAAGGGCTTTAGGTCGACGAATGTTTCGGCATCTGCATGCTGCCCCCGGATGGCCTGGGCGTTCTCGCGCAGCGCTTTCCGGTGCCGGGCGTAGGCCTTGGCCAGCTCGACAAGTTTTTGTTCTGGTGTCTGCGTCATTGCCGTGCTCTCACGGCAATCCTGTTGCCTTTCTGCGTGGCTGCCATTTTCTTCGGAAGGTCGCACACCCGGAAGTCGCGAGGCATACCCAGAAGTCCGTACACCTGAGTGCTGACAGCGATCATTCCGAGGCTGCGCTCAATGTCGTCGAGCTGCTCGTCTATCAACGATTTTACAACTGGCGTCGTGTTCATGCGTGCATCCTCCCGGCTGATCCGCAAAGGCGGGACACTCGCAGGGCGCGAGCGGCGTTGATGTAGTCGTGCATCACTCTCGACTCTTCGTGCTTGATGTCGCCCGCGAAGAGTGCGTAGGTGACCAGACCGGCCAGGTAATTCAGTTCCGACTCGCTGCCAACCAGGTCACCGGCGGGCATGGCGTGGATCTTTTTCAATCGTTCATCGAAAAGCACTCTTGCTGATGAGTTGAACATTTTAGATTCCCTCGGTGACGTGGAAGAGACCGCTATTTTCGTGCTTTAAAGGCGGCTGTGATGGCGGAAGGTGCGACCCTGGCCGCTGCCAGGAAAACGCTGGCGTGCCTGGCGTGCAACTCGCGCACTCGGGTAGGTGGCAGAGCCGCCCATCTTCCCGGTGACGAACAACCCGCGAAGGTTGATTGTGTTCATTTCAAAGTCCTCGCCCTGAAGGGCCATCCCTGTTTCGCTGTTCATTTGCTTGCACCCCTGCTTGCGTTGGTAGTTGGTTTCCCACTGCCGACTCATCGAATCGACAGTGGTGAAAAGTGCCGTCTTTCCGGCTGTCACGCTGCCTGTAGCTTTACGACGAACTGTCGCAGCGATCCCCGTCGTTACTCTTCACTGCCGGCAAACCTTGCGCGCCGATCTCTCGAACGCGGAAGCAGGCCGTTTTGCGTACTGTTCCCAGGAACTCGTCCTGGGTATGTCTTCAGCTATGTTAAAGAGCGTTTCGTCTCAGGTCTCTTGCAAGGGACCGTCTCGATGACTTAAAGGTAACTCGGGGTTGCGAACCTGTAAAGTCCTTTCGATGAAATAATTTTTAGGTTGCAGGGCCCCTCAAAGGGACTAGACTTGACGAAATACCGTTGAAGACTCCGCAACCGTTAGTTACCATGAGGCATCGGCTGGCTAAGGAGTAGTCCATGCAAGGTGTTCCGCTAAGACAGTTGGTTGCAGAGCTGGGTCCGGTGAAGGTGGGCAAGATGCTCGGTGTTAGCCACCAGGGCATCACGAAGGCGGTAGA